TATAGGGCACGTTTTTGAACTTATCCAAAAACGTCTGATATGTTTTACTGCCAAAACTTCGCAAAACACTCGCTTCATCCAGTGCAGTAGCCATAAAATAATCCGGGCGGATATCCCCATCACGAACTCTTTCATAATTGGTCAATAAAATCTGTCCGTCTGCTGCTTCCACTTCTTTCATTGTCCGGACATATACCGGTGCTTCGTAACCTAACACCTCTGCAGCGTCTCGTGTAAACTCCTGCTTTACACCAAGCGGTAACACAATCAACGCCTTACCGCCTTTATTTTTTGTCGCCTGATAGCAAAACTCAATTTCCTGTATTGTCTTACCTAAACCAAACGATTCAAACAAGGCTCGTTTTCCACCTCTGAGCGCCCACACAACCGCATCCCTCTGATGTGGTTTAAGCGCCTGATTAATTTCCTCCGGATTTATCTCAAACCCGGAATCCTTTGCTATTTCAATCTTTGATTTCAAAAACTCGTTATAAGTCATTTCGTTCACGGAGTAAAGACGTCTTTTCCGCTGGCCAGCAAACCTCTTACTCCTTTCTTTTTACAGCCTCAGCATATTTTGTCCATTCATTTCTTCTCTCTGCTTTGACTCGCTGTTTTTAATAAACTTAGATGTTCCACGCAGGCTTTTTATAATACTGTCTGCACGCTTTCTCTCTTGTGCGTAAAATGCTTTTGCCTGGTTCACACTGCTTGGCAGATAATAACCTGCGCCATCCTGCGAATTGCAAATACATACCCGCCTTCTGGCATCGGCTATCATGCTCCGCAGGGTTCTGTCTCCTACACCGACCACCCGGCACAGTTCCTTTCTTGTCACTGCATTTTCAGCACCAACCGGAATATAATACTCGATTTTACATCGTTTCATCGGTACCCTCCTACACGATTGATTCTTGACACACTTCCTGCCTGCAGCATCTCAGCTACTTGATTTTCTGAAATTTCTAACTGCTCCGAAATCTCTTTTGTTGTATGACCGGTACTATGCATTTCAACCACCATAGCACAATAGGTACTGTGCTTAGACTCTAAATACAGCTGGTCAATCAACTCCGTAATTGCCTTTTTTGTGTCCTCAATCAATTTCCTCATGTTTCACATTCTCCTTTCTTGTAACCGGCTATGTCAGGCTCTGCCATCCAATATGGCGTCCATCTGATTCAATGCCCTTCCGTGCAGTGTACATACCCACTTGTATGTATAACCCATCCTGCAGGCAATGGCTTCCCATGTCATGTATTGAAAATATCTGCAATACAGCAGGTTGATATAATCCGCATTATCCATACAGTCAATTACCTGCATCACATTTCGTTTCATCGTGACAAACCGGTCAATATCTTCTTTGATTTCCTCCTGCAAATCCAAAATCTTGTCCACAGTGTCCGCCATTTTCTGTTGACTGCCGGAAGATTTCACCCTCTCACCGTCTGAGGATGCCGTTACTTTTGCAGCCATACAGCGAAGCCGTTCCACCTCCTCCATCTTGGAATGAATCAAATTATCCAGTCTTTTAATCTGCCTTAAATACTCAATTGCTTTCACCTATACCTTCTCCCTCCTTAATCCACCGCATGGATTTCTCGAATGTTTCTATGCAGCATGGTTTTTTCCAGTGCTGACATTTCCGCTGTGCTTCTTTCCCTCTGCGGAAAATGATTAAATGAGTTTTTGTTCTCCTTTTTGCCTGACGCTCTTGGCTGGTTCAGATAATTTTCAAACTTACCGCCAAAAAGAGTCTGCGGTCTTAAAAACTTCTCCATATCCGTCCCCTTCCATTCTTCCGTCTTTTTGTCAATCACAGTCAGCAAATCCTTTTCTGTATATCCATCCGACAGCCTTGCAGTTATAACACGCTTTGTACTCTCGGTCTGATACCGGTATCTTGTTCCGGCTGCCACATTCAAATGCGTGACGACATTTTGAACTATTTTATTATTCTTCCCTTCTTTTATTTCTTTCTTTTCTTCTATTGTTGTCGTTCGTTTGTCGTTCGTTTGTCGCTTGCTTGTCGTTTGTTTGTCGTTTGTTTGTCGACTGTTTGTCGCTTGCTTGTCGCAATCTTGATAACAATGGTAGTTTGTTACCGTAAATACACTGTATTTTGAGTAACTTTTGATTGTCACTTCGCCTGTAGACTTCAAATGATCTAACCCAGTTCGTATCTCTCTTGGCGTCATATCCGTCTCTTCAGCAAGCCTCGCCACCGATGACACAAATGAGCCTTTTGGTATCTCTTTTCCCTCAAACCTGCCATCCTTCCAATTGGCTTTCAAAAGAAGATGAAAAAAGAGTCTGCAGGTATTCAGATTGCGATACCATTCCCAGTCAAGTATCTTTCTGTCTATCTTGATATAGGACATCTGGCTTTCTCCTTTCCGACTGCTAAGAACTGTCAAGAAAGCAGTCTGTTTTATTCTCCGTGATATTCTCAACATGCACTATGGACATTGGTTGATTGTTTCCTACAGTTCTTTTTATTTCATAACCACGACTTACCAAATACCTTTCTGAAATCCTCTCTGGTACCTATTTGTGATTCGAAATGAGCCTGTGCTAGTTTCTTTAGGTATAGGTCAAAATCCTTGTTAAAATGAACGCCAGCGTCTCCTGTATGATGTGTGGCACATAACGGAGCAACATATCCATAGTTATCCGATATTCTCCGGTTTGCGGTACCGAAAAAGATATGATGTACCTGCACCTTGGAACTGCCACATACAAAACAGTGTTCCATATCCTCAATTACTACTGACTTCTTCGCTGCCACTCTGCGTTCATCCTTTCCAGTTCCACCGGGGATAATGTTTCAATCCCCAGTTCCTTGCATTCGCTAACAATTCCATCAATAAATACAGACATCTCCTTTGAATCAAAGGTGCTGCTTCCAAAGTAAACCTGCAGCTGATGCCCCGCCGTGCCGTTTACGCTTATCTCACCAAGGTCAACACACGTCCTATATAACTCTTTCATTGCGTCAACCGCTTCAGGCTTCACAATTACATGAGTAAAAGCCTTGCTGAATCTCTTAAGACAGATAAGATATATGGACCACTTATCCGAGCCGGTAGCCTCCGCTATTTTCTGCATGAGAACCCATGCGTAAGCATTGGAATCAAGACTTCTTTTCCGCCGGTATTTCTTTGCTTTTACAGTCAGCTTTTCACAGTTTTTTATGGAATCAACAGAAGCAAGTGCAGACTTCTCATTGATGGTAAATGTAATCTGTGCCTGCCCGGTCTGCCAGTCCATGCTGATATCCTTAACTTTGCCTGTAAATTCCATGTCACACCTTCTTTATATCTTCCCAGTGATCATTGATATTCCGAAACTGCAATTCACTTAGATCACTGAGGGAACTAACCTTATAAAGCCGCATAAGTTTGGACAACTCAATGCCCTCTTTCCTGCACCTTTCTTCCAGTGATTTCACCTTAATCTCTGAAATCTTCGACAATTCAATCTGCCTTTGCTCTGCTTCCTTATTTTCATCCGTATTTTCTTTTCCTTGTTCGGAATACTCATTGGAATCTGCATCTTTGGTATCATCCAGAAGAAACAAACCATTCAGCGCATACTTTCTTGCATAGCTGGATGCCGCCCCTGTTATCTGGCTTTCATCCATTCCTTTTTTCGATTCAGCCTCTCTCGCAAATGCAGTAGCCTTTATGCAGTCATCCGATTCCGTATCATACAAAGTCGCCGTCGCTCGGATATAGAATCTTCCGCCCAGCTCTATCATGTCATCTTTCAACACCATATAACATTTATTCTGTTCCAGATAAGGTTTTACCGCCTCGCAAATGCCCTCCGCATTTCTGTATTTGTACTTTCCAAATTTGTTATACAGATTCTTGGGAGCCTTAAGGGTGGTCTGAATCCGGCTAAGTTTTTCACTCAAACTCATGTCTCTGAACCCTCCTCTTCCTCAACGTACTTCATCCAAATTTCAAAAGCACCTTTACTCGCTGATTCATTATGCGATTGAATAGCTGTCTTCATAAAAGCAACGGCGCTTTCTGCTTCCACAAAATCAAATGCCGTATTCAAATATTCAACCTCAATTATTACCCGGTACATACAATCACTTCTCCTCTCTATTGCAGCGTATATGGAATCTGTTTTTCATCAAAGAACCTGCACAGTTCCTCCACCTGCTTCTTTGTCATATTGGCTTTGAAATTAATCCATGAGGACTTTGTCACTTCTTCAAATGATGGAATAAAAGCCTCTTCCGGTTCTTCGTCAACCGATGCTGCCGGGGCAGCAAATTCTTCTACCGGCTTGACTTCTTCCTTTTTTCTCTCTTCTTCCTTTGCTTTCACCTCCGCTTTTTTCTGTGCCATTTCAGAGAGTCTGTTAGCCTCATTCAGTGCGCTTGTAACATCATGCGTGGAAATATACATCTGACGTGCTTCAAAACTGTATTCCGGCAAGGTAGCAAGCGTTGCCATATCTCTGCTAAACTGCTGAATCGCTTCAGTAATTGCATTCTGAACCTTTTTCATAGATACAGAAGCATTCAGCCACTTCTCATCATAGATAGATTCAAAAGTCAATTCTTCCGGATGTTCACATTCATCCCAGTATGTAAAAATTGCCGATAACTTCTCCTGCTTTTTCTGCATTTCATACTCTTTCAGCTGTGTATCAATCAGCGCAATCGGTTCATTCACAATTGCCGACAGTTCCTTGATTTTTGCTTCAAACTCTTCATATGGTTTCATGCACTCTTTCTTCACCTTGATTCTTTCATCTGAAAGTGCTTTCGTGAATTTCCGCAAGGCTGCAACATCCTTCTTTGCATCCTGCACCTGATCATCTGTGTAAACGAGACCCTTATACTGTTCTGCTTTGTCTGTCAGTTCCTGCTTCAACTGCTCAAAGTTAAATTCGATTGCTTCCGGGAATGACATTGATTTAATTCTTAATTCCATACTCTCAATTCCTTTCTTGACCGAATGGTCTATCAATGGTATACTGTTACTGTGTTTTTTCTTATGTCACTAACTGCAGTTTATCTGCGTTAGTGACTTTTTTAATTTCATCATATCCGTTACCTCCTCTCTTAGCTGCGAACCATATTATCTTCGATTCGCTTCTGCAATTTTTCTGTGTCCCAAAAGACGTTTCCGTCCGGTCTAAGACGAAATGCGATATTCTGTTCCGGCTCTTTTGCAATTGCATCCAGTGTCTTTGATGGGAAACCCATCCTGGCAAGTTCCGCCGTTGTCATAATATGTTTTGGAAAAGTCATGTTCTCTCCTGCCTTTCTGTGCTTTATTTCAGCACCTTTTTTCTATTTACTCCAATAAATACCGCCAGATATACGGCACTTACTGAAAATAAAACCATTTCCTGCACGTGAAAGCAGCTTACTGCTCTTGCCGTAATTATGCATACCAGCAAACAAATAATTGCGGTGACACATAATACATTTTCTTTTGTGCGTTTTCTCATGCTTGTCCCTCCTTTCCGTATAATCTTCCGGTACCACATAGCAAAGTGTTGTCTAACCTTTTACGCAGAGCTTTTCCTCCCGTTTATATCCCAGTTTCCCGGCGAAACGGTCCAATATGGTACCGGATACCTCCAGCCACTCCTCTTTCGTAAGGCATGATGTAGGCACATAAGCACCACGGATTTTCACATAATTATTTATTTTCATTGACCTCATCACCTCAATTCATCCTATGCTATAATGCTGCTTCTTTTTCTTTTCATTAGAAAACTCCTTTACTGCTTTATTTTTTACAATTGAAAAGTTGCATAAATAATGTTAGTATTGTTTTGATGTCCATATAGGGCAAGAAAGGAGTGGTTTCTTTGACCAAACTTTTGACTTTGCCCTGCTCCTTTAATATGAGGTCGCAATAATGGTTGCCAACGCATTTAAAACTGGCGTAATAATGTATTATCCTATGTAGCGTTACTATGCTCAGGGAAGAGCTGTTTAAACAAACGCATGAGACGGCACTCGTAAAAATGCTTCACTACATCGGATTTTCCTCATAATCTACCGGCTAATGGGCTTTATTAACTTTTATGCTGAACCAAAACTGCATAAGTGGTAGAACACTTCATAGAAACACTTAGCGCTATTGAGTGTGATGAAAATCTGCAAAGTGTATAAGGTTTAAAAATTTGGCATTTAACTGTTAGAAATAGCGCTTCTAGCAGTTTTTTGTATGTCTTTCTTCATACCTTACCCGTCTAATTTCCTTAAACGCTTCTTTCACTACGCTCCTTGCTCTATCTGTATGTCTTTCTTGCAGAAGTCCATTTTCAAGTAGTGATTGGATTATGATTGATACTTCTTGGTTTCTTTTCATTGGAGTCTCCTTTTTTGTTAAATTCTACTATTTGTAGAGTACGAAGGCAAAAAAATATACTCTTCCGGCATATTATACAATTTACTCATCATACAAATTTCTGGAATACCTGGAACAACCTTTCCCTTTTCCCAATTAATTATAGTTTGCTTTGATACGCCCATTTTCTCCGCAACCTGCTGTTGAGTCATTCTAGCATTGACACGTGCAGCCGCCAAAGAAATTCTTATTTCGTTCATTGTATTTCCTCTCCTTTCTTAAATGATACATGAATTATAACTCTACTAAAAGTAGATGTCAATACTTTTTGTAAACTTTTTTTATTTAATGTTGAATTATTATCTACTTTATGTTATTCTCTTTGTAAAGAAAGGATGTGATTTCCTATGAGTGATGAACTATATAAAAAAATTTTTTCTTCCAATTTAAGAAAATACATGAGTTTAAATAACAAGACACAAGTAGACCTCATCAATGACCTTGGTTTTAATAAGTCAGCTGTTTCTACTTGGTGCAACGGAACAAGACTCCCCCGAATGGATAAGGTAGACGCTTTAGCTAAATATTTTGGAATACGCCGTTCCGATTTGATAGAGGACAAATCAGAATCGAAAATAAAACCAACAACCATTCCTGTTCTCGGTTCCGTCCCTGCCGGTATTCCAATTGAAGCAATACAGGATATTATAGATTACGAAGAAATAGATGCCGCCACTGCTGCCAAAGGTGAATACTTTGCTCTACAAGTAAAAGGCTCATCAATGGAACCACGTATTTGCGAAGGTGATATTGTAATTGTCAGGAAACAAGACGATGTAGAAAGCGGTGAAATTGCCATTGTTATGGTCAATGGTGATAATGCAACTATCAAACGATTATTAAAATACGAAGATGGAATTCGACTTATGCCAACTAATCCAGCTTACGAGCCGTTATATTTTACGAATGACGAAATATTGGAAAAGCCGGTTAAAGTAATCGGTAAGGTAATTGAAAATAGACAGAAGTACTGAGGTAAATTTGGTTATATTTGTTATTGACAATATTGATTGATAATGAGACAATATTGGAACATATAAGGAGAATATATGTTAGAAGATTTAGGTAAACTTATACAGGTTATTCAAAATAATTATGAGCGTATATGCAGTATGTGGGATTCAACAAATCAAAACGCATTTAGTTTAAAGAAAGAATTGGTTTGCGATACGATAATAATGCCGATATATTAAATAGGGTTTTTGAATACCGCTCCTTAATTAATGATCAATTAGCATATATTGTATTTGATTTGGACAAAATTAATTATGTTAACTCTTCTGTTACAAGCAGAGTTAAGGCACAAAATTCAATTGAATATAAGTTGAATAATTATTGCACCAATCACGAAAACGGCAAGATTCCAATAAAAAAATGCCTAAACGATTTGCTTGGTGTCAGGATTGTTATTAATGAAGAATTTTCACATCAAAATGTGAAAAACTATATGCAACAAAATTTTCCCAGTTATAAATGTATTGATTCTTCAAAACTGTCCTATGTAGCAACTCACATCTATTTTGAAAGTGGTAACTTTCATTTTCCGTGGGAATTGCAAGTATGGACAGCAAAAAACGAAAAAGGTAACAAAAATTCGCACAGATTATACAAGCAAGAATATACTGAATGGGAAAGTAAAATTAAAGGAGGTGATGATGATGGTCAAGCATTTTATAATTATGAGTAGCTCATATTCCGAAGGCAGACGTATCGCAATGCATTATGTTGTTGATGAGTCTATGTCACCTGAGATGCTTAGCAGCGAGGTAAAAAAAATCAAAAATCATTGTGGTGAAACTGTAGCTATTTCGACACACTTTGTTGAAACAGGCTCAAATTCATGGGAGTCTGTTATTAAAACGGATTGTTTTTTTGAAAACGTTCAGGTTGTTGACTCTTTAGTTGGATTTGTAAACCTAATCTCCGCTGATAGAGTGTTAAATGGATTGGATATTGCTAAATATATTTTAGCTAATCGAGTTTGTACACATTTAGAATTAGAAAAATTAGTATATATGTGTTACGCAGAGTATTTATGCGCTACCGAACATAAGTTATTTGAAGATACTATTTACGCCTTCAAATACGGACCAGTCGTCAAATCCGTTTATGATGAATATAAAGGAATCAAGAATATTGATGAGACGTTTTCTAAAGAACATCATTTAGCGGAAGAGTATGCAGTAATGCCAGCACGTAGCCGTATTTTATTTGCAGAAGATGGAGTTTCCAAGATTTGCTCTATAGACGCCACCCTAAAAAAGTGCTGTAAATTATCTGCATCTGATCTGGTTAGGATTACACATACCCCGGAAGGTCCGTGGGATTCTGTTGATAACAAGGATAGATATTGTGTAATTCCGGATGGTGTTATCCTTGATAAACACTGTAAAGAAGAGGCGTTGATTTAGGTATTTCTCTTAACAGACACTACTATGTCTGTTACTATGCATATACTAATTAGTATATACTATAGTTGATAGTTCCTTGGTAACCTACGGGTCCAAGGACGTATTTTAAGAGGAATCAGTTCGCTGGTTCCTCTTTTATAATTATTTACTATTACAGATGAAATCTGAGGACGGAACAGGCAGCCGTCACGCCCTTTGGGTCTTAAAGAGATGTGGGATTGTCACCCCACCTATTTCATTTACTTTGATTAAACAATTGTATAAACCACTTGACATTTACATATACCGAGGATACAATGAGCACAAACAATGCCGTTTACCGGCACTATAAGAGATAAAGCTCTTTACGAGCAGTATTCATTAAAAGCCTCACATTTGTGGGGCTTTTTGTAAAAACATAAAAAATCCCCCCTGCGCCAACAGGAGGGAAATGGATATACCATTGCTGATATAACCTCAAAAGCAATCATATTATATCAGCTCTGGTAGTAAATTGCAAATACCAGGGTATTTTTATACCCTTTTTTAAGAAAGGGTGATTCTATGAACCAAAATGAATCTTTGAAAACAGCGTTCGGATACATACGAGTTTCTACTCACATGCAGGAAGAAATTTCCCCGGAAGCACAAAAACATGAACTCCAAAAGTGGGCGAAGCAGCACAATATTCTGATTACACAATGGTTTCAAGACAACGGCATTTCCGGAAAGAAAGCAGAAAACCGAACCGCCTTTCAGAATATGATTGCCCTCGCAAAAGAAAAGGATCATCCGGACTACATCCTTGCATGGAAGTTCTCTCGATTTGCCAGAAACCAAGAAGAAAGTATTGTTTACAAATCGCTCCTCCGGAAAAACAATGTGCAGGTAGTATCAATCAGTGAGCCTTTGCCGGATGGACCATTTGCACCCTTAATTGAGCGCATCATCGAATGGATGGATGAATACTACTCGATTCGATTGTCTGGAGAAGTAAAGCGTGGCATGAAGGAAAAAGCAAAAAAGGGAGGCTACCAAAGTGCTCCACCTCTAGGGTACCGGCGCGAAAAGGGCGATACCGTTCCCGTAATATACGAACCAGAAGCAAAGATATATCGTCTTATCAAAAAATATTTTATCCAGGACGAATACAATCCTACAACGATAGCACGTACGCTTAACGACCAAGGCTACCGCACCCGTCAGGGGAATCGTTTTGAAGCACGAGTTGTCATTTATATTTTAAGGAACCCATTTTACATCGGAAAAATCCGCTGGAACCGTTCAAGCCACGGTGGATATTATGAAAATTCACCTGATGAGGTCATTGTATCAGATGGCCAGCACGAACCACTCTGCACCAACGAAGAATGGGACATCATAAGCAAACGGATAAAAAAATACACACCCGGTTCTACCGGACGCAGACGAAGCAAAACCCTTTTACCGCATTATTTATCCGGTGGATTATTTCGGTGTCCAATCTGTGGGGCGTCCATGTGCTACCAAAGAGGTGTCAGCAAGAAATTACCCCGTGCCTATCCTTACTTTTGCTGTTGGAAATATGCCAAAGGCATCCATTCCGAAAACGTAAATGTAGGCTCACCAAAAACAGAGGAGGCTTTGCTAAATTCCCTGCAGGAGTTTGTCGACCACGGCCACAGCAACATTACCTACACAGTGGAAAAGGTCGAAGAACCGTCTGGTAACGATGCTGCACAATATGAACAGTTGCTTGATAAACTTGCCATCCGGAAACAACGTGCAAAAGAAGCATACCTTGACGGTATCGATACCAAAGAGGAATACCGGGAAAACCGGGAACTGATAGATGCCGAAGTAAAGTCCATCAAGGAAAAACTTGCAACACTTGAAACTGCTGCCGTTATTACGACAACCGAAGAGTTCCACGTGGATATTAGAGAAATCATCTTGAAACTAAAGGACGATACGCTCAGTACGTTGGAAAAGCATACCGCACTTGCATCCATTTTAGACTATATGGAATATGATAAGGAGAGGGATGAGTATAGTTTTTATTACAAGTTTGAAATGGAATAGTTTTTCTACAAACGTAGTGAATACTATACAATACACAAGTTTCAAAATCAACGTATTTCCGTTGTTTTTGGTTTTCATAACTCTCAGCTATACGGCGGACCCGATGGAGAATTAGGCGCTGCCATGCGTTACCTTTCCCAGCGCTATTCCAACACAAACCGAAAAGTAGCCGGTGTGCTTACGGATATCGGTACCGAGGAACTCGCTCACACGGAAATGATTTGTGCCATTGTTCACCAGCTCACGAAAAACTTAAACGCAAAAGAATTGGAAGAACAGGGATTTGCCCCTTATTATATCGACCACACCATCGGCATCTGGCCACAGGCTGCATCCGGTGAGCCTTGGAGCGCAACCAGCATTCAGTCAACCGGTGACCCGCTTGCCGATATGCATGAAGATATGGCGGCAGAGCAGAAGGCTCGACTGACCTATGATAACATTCTGCGTCTTGTAAAAGACCCGGATGTCTGCGATCCGATTCGCTTCCTGCGTGAACGCGAACTGGTGCACTACCAGCGCTTTGGCGAAAGCCTTCGTCTGCTGCAGGATGATTTGAACAAGAAAAACTTCTATGCGTACAACCCGGATTTCGACAAACAGTTCTGCAAATAGATTTCTGCATTTTTTAAAAGGGCAGTTCACATACTTGTGAACTGCCCTTCTCTTCTTATTTTTTGTGAAATTTAATTAATTTGATTGTGTTTTACATATTACATCCGCAATTTTGTTATCAATTTCCATCCAATTAAGTGGAAATCCCATTTTTTGATAAAGCTGTGTTCTCTGAACCTGTTTCGTCTTGCCACACAATACATAAATCTCATGTTCTAAATCTATACAAAAACTCACAAAATCCTCTTCACCTAATAGATTATAATGGTCTCATAAATTAAGACACTGAACACGACATTTCTTAATGAATCTGATATACTATAACCAACAAATGAAAGAAGGTACTTATTATGTCCAGATCAAGAAGAAATTTCAGTGCTGAATTTAAAACCAACCTCGTACTCCAGCTGCTTAAGGGAGAAAAAGAACTTAATGTCCTTGCTGTTGAAAACGATATTCAACCAAATCTCCTCCGCAATTGGAAGAAAGAATTCCTTACAAATGCGTCTCTTGCTTTTGATAACAAGCGAGAAGACAATCTCCGGGAAAAACTTGCCGAAGAACGCAAGGAAAAAGCCGAATACGCCAAAAAGGTCGGTCAACTTACTATGCAGGTTGACTGGCTCAAAAAAAAATCTGAAGAAGTTATCGGACCTGACTACGAGAGTAAATTTAGTCCGAAACCTTTCGACGAATAAGGAACTGCCGGTTTCTACAGGAGCTAAACTACTCGGAATCAACCGCACCAGCGTATATTATGGCGGTATCCCCGTTTCAGAGGAAGAACTGGAATGCAAGTCTATCATTGACCATCTGCATACGGATAATCCTACCTGGGGAGCCCGTCAGATGTCTGCTCAACTTAAACTGCGCGGATATCAGGTTGGTCGCCGTAAAGCGGGCAGATATATGCGTGAAATGGACATTACACCAATTTATCCAAAGATGAATCTGTCTAAGCGCATGAAGCAGGCAAAAGTCTGTCCGTATCTGCTTCGTAACGCAGTCATTGACCGTTCCAATCAGGCATGGTCGATTGACATTACATACATTCCAATGAAGCATGGATTTCTTTATCTGACAGCCATTATCGACTGGTACAGCCGTTGTATCGTTGGCTGGGATGTTGATGATACTCTGGATACCACTATGGTCATCAACGCCTGTAAAAAAGCATTTAAAGTAGCTAAGCCGTTAATCATCAACTCGGATCAGGGAAGCCAGTTTACCAGTGACAAATACATCGAATTTATTCGAGATAATGGAATTCGGCAAAGCATGGATGGCAAAAGTCGATGGGCAGATAATATCATGATTGAACGCTGGTTCCGCAGCTTCAAGTATGAGGAAGCATATCTCACGGAGTATGCTAATCTCAAGGAAGCAAGAGAAGCCATTGGAAGGTATATCTACACCTATAACTTTGAAAGATGCCATCAGTCCATTGGGAACAAACGCCCTGCCGAGGTATACTATCCGGTAATGCTTCTGGATGCAGCCAGAGCAGCTGCATAATATAAAAATCCGGGAAATGCCGCACCACATTTTCCATGTAACCCGTCAACATATCAGTTCATTATAAAAACATCAAATTTTTGTCTTGACAACTGAGCCATTATAGGACGAACGGTCAAATTGCCGTTCGTCCCTTATTTTTGACCACTCGTCACGGAAAAAGAAAAAAAGTCAAATTATATGATATACTGCAAAAAAAATAACAAAGGGGGAAAATACTATGTATTTCAAACACAAAAAATTAATTCAGAAAATTTGTAAGGGGATTTGTACAATGGCAGTTTTTGCGGCGCCAGTTGCTTCTGAATATTGTCATGTATTGTTTTATCAGCCAAAAGAACCAGAAGGTTTTAAGGAATTTCTGAAAAAGGAACAAAAGAAAATTTAGTAAATTATTTTGTCAGATTTTCTCCGTTTGGAACGTTATAGTAAATAGATACTTCAAACGGAGAAGATTTTGACCGTTCAAGGATGAAAAATGACCATTCGTGCCGGTTTTGGTTTTTGTGGATGGTTATATGCTATGATAAGAGTGTAAGGGTGGTGACAGAATGTATTCAGATATGATTTACAGAGTAATGATTGAAAAAAGCGTTCTTTTCATATGGTAGTGGAATACCGA